CTTTCTTGTATCTGGGCATGGATCATCCCAATATTTTGCTCGCACTCGAGCAAGCCACCATTCTGCAATGGCAACATACTCCTGTGCCTCCTCGTCTCTTGACCAAAGATGTGGAAAAGCTTTCTCAAATGCTGCAGCATACCGAGAGACGTCTTTCAACTCCTTCGGTACACCCGCATCCGATTTAAACTTAAACCACTCATCCATAGCCATCACTGCATTCAAAGGTAAGGCTGGTAGGAATTTTATTCCTGTATAAATCACTTCTTCCTCATTCGCACCAGCCAACGTAGATCCATATCCCATGAACTCTGCGTCTAATAATGCTTTCTCCTCTAGTATAATCACCCATCCTGATGCTGCAAAGGTATCGCGAATCAGATCTTCCCATCTTTGTCCGCGTCCTAACCATGCACGCATCTGTGTGGATAACGTACTGATTGAATCATCTCCTCCCGCCTTCAAGATCATATTCTGGAAGCAATCCCGTGCGTTCCAGAAATTAGGCGGTGCTATCGTACAATAAGCTCGACAATATTGCAACACCAACACTATTGTGTTAAAAACTATTGTTGCTATATCCCCACTCGGTTGCCCTTTCGTTAACAATATAATCAAACCGAGAATAGCCAACATAGTTGGTGAACGCAAAACTCTATCGTAATGCCGATTAATCCGTATTCCCAATACTGGATCAGCACACAACACAGTTAACATCCACACTAACACACAGTGCCATATATACAACCATCCTTTGTCGTACTTGCTCACATCTCCTGGGTAAGTCTTCAAAATCCTCTCTAAATCAAACCCATCCGTAAGCTCTCCTAATAACTCATGCCATCCCCCACGTGCTAACACAAAACCGATCACACCAAAGAACCCACCGCGCTTACATGCTGCCATGAACCGCGCGATGAAATCTCCGATTAACCGGCGTCCTGTTATCGACACAGGGAATGCTTGTGCTTGGAAAATTCTTCCTTTCTCATCTGCTATTTTTTCATTGTCCAAGCGCGCATCCTTGAGCGAAGTTTTGGAGATCCACGCGTACACCTCTCGATCGAGGTTTGTTATTGCGTCATAATCATCTCGCTCCATCTCCACACAAGTCCCAGGTGCGTTCTCCCACGCCACCTGTTTAC